GGTATAAATTTCAATAGGTAAATTATGAGTGAAGTAAAAGTAAATAAAATTAGTCCAAGAACAAATTGTGGTACAGTTACATTAGGAGATAGTGGAGATACATTCACAATTCCTGCAGGTGCAACAATCACAAACAATGGAACTGCAAATGGTTTCGGAGCAACAGGTGCTGTTAACTGGCAAACAACAGTTAAGACATCTGGTTTTACAGCAACAGCTGGTGAAGGATATTTTGTAGATACAACAAGTGGTGCAATATCAGTTAATCTTCCAGCAGGAACTGCAGGAGCAATAGTTGCAGTTGCAGACTATGCAAAAAATTTTGGTACAAATAACTGTACTTTAGTTCAAAATGGTTCAGATAAAATTGGTGGTTCAACCACTAATGCAACTTTAGACACAAACGGTATTGCAGTATCATTAGTTTTTGTTGATTCAACAAAAGGTTGGATTGTAACAGATTCAGGTAATGAAAGCGATGTACCAACAGCTCAATTTATTGCAGCGACAGGCGGTAATGCAGTGGTCACTTGTGGTAGTTTTAAAACACATATTTTTACAGGCCCTGGAACTTTCTGTGTGTCTGCTATAGGTAATGCTTGTGGTTCTAATAGTGTAGAATATTTAGTAGTAGCTGGTGCAGCTGGAGGTTCATCAGATTGGGGAGGAGGATCAGGAGCAGGTGGTATGAGAACACGTTCGATATCTCCAAGTGCTCACCCCATAAACGCTCCCGCAAATTTACCAGTAAGTGTGCAAGGTTATCCAATAACAGTTGGAGCAGCAGGATCAGTAGGTGGTCCAAACGCATTAGGAGGTCAAGGTTCAAGTTCAATTTTTTCAACAATTAGTTCAGCAGGTGGTGGAAGAGCAGGTAATGAAGGAAATAATGGTAATGGAGGAGATGGTGGATCAGGTGGTGGTGGTGGAACTCAAGGAGGTCCAGGTGATGGTGATGGGGGAGCAGGTAATACACCTCCAGTAAGTCCATCTCAAGGAAATCCTGGTGGTAGTAATGCAAATAATGGTACAGGATATACAGCTGGTGGAGGTGGTGCAGGTGGAGCTGGAGAAGGTAATAATCCCGTTCCTTGTAATAGTGCTAAACCAGGTGGAGCAGGAGGTATTGGAGCATATATTGTAGATGGTTTTATAGGACCTACGGCACCAAGTTATGGAACTCCAGGTCCAGTATCTGCGGTAAGATATTTTGCTGGTGGTGGCGGTGGAGCAGCTGGAAGTTCACCGAGAACAGGAGGAGCAGGTGGAGCTGGCGGTGGTGGAGCTGGTGGAATAGGTACATCTCAAGGAACAGCCGGTACAATTAATACTGGCGGTGGTGGCGGTGGTGGTTCAGGAAATGAATCTCCAAATCCAGGATCCAGTGGTGGTTCAGGAATAGTAATGATTAGGTACAAATTTCAAAATTAATGAATCTTTTTGAAGTACCGGTGTATGTAGAAAAAATTAAGTTAGATAATAAATCTATTTTACAATATTGTAAAAAAATAAAAAAAGAAGATAAGGGTGTAAATAGGAGCAATGTAGGCGGTTGGCACTCTTCTCAATTAGAAGGTAGACCTATAAAACTACAAAATTTATTTGATAAAATAATAGAAAAAGGCAATATTTTTGCTCATCAAATAGGTAAAAAAAACAAAGTAAATATTAGTAAAATTTGGATAAATATAAACAATTACAAAGATTATAATCAAAGTCATTTTCATTCTAATTGTTTTTTATCTGGAGTTTATTATGTAAATATTTTTGATAAAGGAGGAAGGATTGTATTTGATAATCCTGCCCAAGACTTGATAGATAGTAATTGGGATACCACTGATATAAATAGTTTTACGACTGTTAATTCCTCTACTTATTCATTAGTTCCTAACATAGGAGATTTGGTATTATTTCCTTCTTGGTTAAAACATAAAGTAGAGCCGAATATGACTAATAAAGAAAGAGTATCAATTTCTTTTAATTTAAGCTAAAAATAGGGTATTTACTGAATTTAAAAATTAATATATAAGGAGAAACATTATGGCACATTTTGCAAAACTAGGAGCTAACGGAAAAGTTATTCAAGTATTAACTTTGAATAATTCTGATATGCTTAACGCTGATGGTGTTGAAGATGAATCAGTAGGTCAACAATATTTAGAAACACATAATAATTGGCCTGCACAAATGTGGATTCAAACTTCATACAATACAGCAGGTGGCGTTCACAAAGATGGTGGAACACCTTTTAGAGGTAATTACGCAGGTATAGGTTATACTTGGGACGAGGATGATCAAATCTTCTGGCCTAAAAAACCTTTTGCATCTTGGGTAAAACACATCGAATCAGCTTCTTGGAAATCACCAATCGGTGATGCTCCAGCATTAACAGAAGAACAGACTTCACAAAATACAGCTGATACTCACGGATGGCATTACGTTTGGAATGAAGCTAATACAACTTGGGACTTGACAGATTCAAAAGCATAAATTAAAAATGGTGGTGGTATGCAGAGACAAGTATTAACAGAGCAAAGTTTATTCTACGGTGATATTGATATGCCGAAAGGTTTTGAGATAGACCAAGAAAAACTTACCAACGATATTTTACAATCAACTTTTAACACTAAAGAATTTCCATTCTCAAGAACTTGGGATATGTTAAACACATATATGAGAGACTTTATTGGTCTTGATTATGGTATTAATTTAGTTAACAAATCAACGTGGGGAAATATCTATAAACCTGCGGAAACAACAATTCCTTTATTAAATATTGATCCGGTGGATCTACGAAACTCTCCAGACTTTACAATGCTTTACGGCGTTAAAGTTAAAGATTGTATGGTTCGAATACACTATGAAGATAATAGACGTAAAGGAAGAAGCTGGGATATACCTTTGACTAATAATCAATTTATTATGTTTCCATCTACTAATATGTATTACTTAACTAATAATCAAAAGGATAGTTTAAATTTCGTACAAACTATAACGTATGAATATATCTAATTATTATTGGTATTTTAGTGGTGTTCTTACACCTAGATTCTGTGATGAAGTAATATCTTATGCTAAAGAACAAAAAGAAGTTATGGCTAGAACAGGTGGCTATGGTGACAGAAAATTAAACAAACAAGAAGTATTAGATTTAAAAAGAAAAAGAAACTCTGATTTAGTATGGCTTAATGATACTTGGATATATAAAGAATTACATCCATATGTGCATCAAGCTAATAAAGCAGCTGGTTGGAATTTTGATTGGGAAAGATCTGAGTCTTGTCAATTTACAAAATATAAATTAAATCAATATTACGATTGGCATTGTGATGGTTGGGATAAACCATATGATCGTAAAGATCAAAATCATCCAGAGCACGGAAGAATTCGAAAACTATCTATGACTTGTCAGTTAACAGATGGTTCAGAATATAAAGGTGGTGAATTAGAATTTGATTTTAGAAACTATGACCCACATATGCGAGATGAATCGAAGCATAGAATACAATGTAAAGAGATATTACCAAAAGGTTCTATCATTGTATTTCCTTCATTTGTATGGCATAGAGTTAAACCAGTAACATCAGGCACAAGATATAGTCTTGTTGTCTGGCATTTAGGAAGGCCGTTTAGATAATGTTTATAAATAATTATTTTAGTACACCTGTATGGTCAGAACAAAAACCAGAATTTGTTAAGTCTTTAAATAAAGCAAGTAACAAATATATTAAAGAAGCAAGAAACAGAAACAAAGATCACATTAAAAAACACGGTGATTTTGGATTATCACATCACTCAACACCATTAACAATGGATAATGATTTTTTAGATTTTAGAAATTACATTGGTCAAAAGTCTTGGGAATTTTTAGATCATATGGGTTATGATATGCAACAGTATCAAACTATGTTTTCAGAATTATGGGTACAAGAGTTTGCTAAAAAAGGTGGTGGTCATCATTCAGCACACATCCATTGGAATCAACACGTATCAGGTTTTTACTTTTTAAAATGTTCAGATAAAACTTCTTATCCAATATTTCACGAACCTAAAACAGGTGCACGTGCTACAAAATTAAAAATGAAACCAGATATAAAAGGTGTTTGGAATGGTACAGAACTTGTTCATTTTAAACCTACACCTGGTACATTAATTATATTTCCTGGATATTTAGAACACGAATATGCAGTGGATTATGGTTATGAACCATTTAGGTTTATACATTGGAACATACAAGCTGTACCGAAAGAGATGGCTAAAGATGTCATTTAAAAAAAATAAATATACAGTTATTAGAAAAGCAATATCAAAAGACTTAGCTGCGTTTGTTGCAAATTATTTTTTAATGCAAAAGCAAGTATATGATACTTGTAAAGCATCAAGATACTTTTCACCATTTGAAACTATACTTGGATATTATGAAGGTGAGAATGAACAAATTCCAAACACCTATTCTCAATATGCAAATATGGCTATGGAAACATTATTACTAAAATGTCTAGCAGATATGGAAAAAGCAACAGGACTAAAATTATATCCTGCATACACATATGCTAGAATTTATAAAAAAGGTGATATTTTAAAAAGACATAAAGATAGATTTAGTTGTGAAATATCTACAACTATGAATTTGGGTGGTGATGATTGGCCTATATATCTTAGTCCAAATGAAAATGTTGGTATACCAGATGGTAAAAACATCACTGCTGAAAGCAAAGCTAAAGGTATAAAAGTAGATTTAAAACCAGGAGATATGCTGGTTTATTCTGGCTGTGAGCTAGAACATTGGAGAGAAAAATTCAAAGGCAAAGAATGCGTACAAGTTTTTCTGCATTATAACAATCGTAAGACCCCAGGAGCGAAAGATAATATGTTCGACAAGCGTCCACATTTAGGTCTTCCTTCTTGGTTTAAACGATGATATAATTCTTAGATGGGGGCTGTGTCACCACCACATACCACGCAGCCTCCTTTTAAGGAAATTTATGAGTTTAGGATTTGACGCAATATCAGCATTACCATTTGCTACATCAGGCCCAGATACAGATGTAAACGTATCGGTAACCGGCAATCAGGTAACCATTAGTATTGGAAGTGCTGGAGTTATTGCGGACTCTGTTACAGAAAATTTAACACCAAGTCAGGTAACTTTAGGTCTTGGAACTTTAAGTATTACAGCTGACGCTAATCATACACTTACTGGATCTCAAGTAACTTTAAATATAGGTAATGTTAGTGTAAGCACAGATGTTACTGTTTTACCTTCAGGTGTTGACTTGACCTTGGCTACAGGAAATGTTACAATTACTGCTGACGCAGGAGTAAGTCCTACAGGTTCTCAGTTAACATTAGATACAGTAGAACCAGGAGTTATTACGTGGAACGATATAGTACCAGGAGCAACAATGGTTTGGACACCAATCAAACCTTATTAAAATTATGGCATCAACTTATTCAACAGATTTATCATTAGAACTCGTAGCAACCGGTGAAAAAGCTGGTCTATGGGGCACAATTACAAACACTAATTTACAATTATTACAAACAGCAGCATCAGGTTATGTAGA